AAGTCGGCTAGATCCTTGATCACCGACGCCAGGCCCGCGGTCGCGCCGGTGCTCTCGTTGAAGGCGCCCAGCAGCTGCAGGCTGGAATTCCGCAGAAGCGTCACCGACTGGCCGACGGTGAGGGGCAGCTGCGCGAACTGCCGGTCGACTTCTGCGCTCTGCGACTGCAGCGCGTTGATGATCTGCTCGGCGGTGATCTTGCCCTGCTCGCCGTACTCTCGAAGCTGCGCCCGGGTGATGCCCAGGCCTGCGGCGATCACGTCGGCTAGCTTGCCCGTCTGCTCGAGCACGCTGTTCAGCTCTTCGCCGCGCAGCGTGCCACTGCCAAGGCCTTGCGTGAGCTGCACGAGCGCGGCCTGCGCCGACGCGACGTTCACGCCAGACAGCTGCACGGCTTTGTTGATCGTCTCGACCGTCTGCAGCAGAACTTCCTGGCCGACGCCGGCATCCTTGACGGCCTGCCCGATCTGCACGTATGTGTTGATCGTGTCGCCCAGGCTGCTGCGCGTGCGCTGCGCGAGGTCGAACAGCGCGACCTGCGCGCGGTTGTATTCCTCGGTGCTGCCGGTGACGAGCCGGATCCGCGCGTTCAGCGTGTTCAGCTCGTCCGCGGCGCCGATCAGAGCGATCGCGCCGGCCAGCGACGCGAAGCCGGCCACGAGGCGGCCGACGGCGCCCGCAGCACGGCCGGCGCTGGATTCGAGGCCCTGCAGCGCGTTGCGGCCGCCCGCCTGGCTGGCCGCCTGGCCTACGCGAGCGAAGTCTTGCCGCAGGCTGGCGAGCGCACCCTTGATCTCGGTGAGCTCGGCACCGATTCGGAACTCGAGGTCAGCCGCCACGTCGCAGGCCCTTCACGTAGGTCTTCCACGCCTTGCCGTCAGCCTGGGCCATCCTGGCTGCGATTGCGTCGCCGAGGCGCCGCTGCCGCTCCTGCCTCTCGATCGCGGCCAGGAAGGCGCCAACCTGCGCGAGCGTGAGGCCCTTGACCTCCTCGAAAGACCAGCCGGCCGCGACCAGCGCGACTACGGTGTCGGCCCAGCCCCAGGATTCTGCGTCGCGGCCGTCCGCAGGGCTGCCGCCAGCCGGCCGCGCAAAAAATCCTTGTTCGCCGCCAGCACCGCCAGCACCGCTCCGAGCGCCTGGTCGAGCGTGGCCTCCTTCACCGCTTCCACCGGCGCGCCGGTGGCGACGTGCAGCAGCTCGACCACGCGGTCGAAGTCCTGCTCGATCAGGTCGAGCACGGCCTCGGCCGTGACGCCGCCGGACAGCAGGCCGCCGATGCGGTCCGCAAGCGGGCGCGCGGCCCTCGCGAAGGCCGGTAGCTGGCCGATCTTCAGCGGCCGCACCTGGCCGCTCCAGGCCGTCGCGCCCTCGCCGAGCTCGACGCCGCCAAGCGCATCCGGCGCCAGCACGCTCAGATCGTCGCGCGCGCTCACTGCTCGATCACGGCGTTGAAGTACTGCGAGATCCCGGCGCCGGTCTTGCTGGTGTCCTTCAGCAGCTTGCCGGTCACCTCGAGCGCCGCGTACTCCTCGCCGATCAGCGCGATGGACTGAGCCGCGCCGATCTTCACGCGGTACGCGGTCACGCGGGTGCGCTTTCCGCTGCGGGCCTCGTTCAGGCCGTCGAAGACGAGCTCGTACTCCTTGCCCGAGTTCGTCAGCGCCTGCACCACATCGGCCGCCGCACGGGTGTAGCCGCAGGTCAGAACCTCGCCGGCGATCAGGCGGCCGAGGAAGACGTAGATGCCGCCTTGACGGATCTCGTAGTCGGTGCCGGCCACCAGCGTTGTGCGGCCCGCGCACGTCCAGGTGACCGTGCCGTCGGTCACGGTCGCGCCGATGGTCGTCGGGAAGGTCGGGATCGTGCCTCCGCTGGTGCCGGCCGTCGTGGCCTTGTAGTAGAAGCCGTTCGCCGTGGCCGGCGTGACGTAGGCACTCAGCGCGTAGGCCGCGGTGTTCGCGCGAGCCGGCGCGGCGGCCTGGGCCGGCACCACCGTCGGCGTCGGCGTACTCAGGGGGAGGTGCGCGAAGGACGAGAAGGCGTCCGGGTAGACCGTGACCGCCTCGCCGCTCACGACGCTCGACTGCACGACGCTCGAACTGCCGTACACCGCGCGCGCCAGATTGACCGGCGACAGCTCGTTCATCGTGATCGTGCACTCGACGGCGGAGATGCGTCGCACCTCGTTGAAGGTGCCCCCGCCGGGTTGCGTGAAGTCCTTCTGCTCGATCGTGTCCTCGGTCACGGAGAACGCCAGATTCGAGGCGTTGCCGACCTCGATCAGCCCGCCGCCGCCCCCGATCTCGCGAAGGTAGGCCCTGCCGCTGCCGATATAAGAGTAGTCCATGAGTCGATCTCCGCTTCAAATGGTGCACGCGGCATGAACTTGCCGCTTGCGTTCGACATAGGCCCTGTGCGCGGCCTCCTGGGTTGAAAAGGCGCCAATGTGCTTGAGCGCGCCGTCGAGCCGCAGGATCATGTAGTCGTGCCGGCGACTGCCTGCGGGCTGGCTAGGCTTTGCCCCGTTCGGGCGCGCGACGCGCCACGTGAACGCGCCGGTGTCGGGCGCGTAGTTCAGCAGCTCGCGCGCGCGATCGGCAGTGAGTTGCTGAAGGAAGTTCATGCTCAGGGTTCGCCCTTGAAGGTGGCCGCGCAGGTGAAAGCCAGCGGGACGTGACAGTAGCCGGCATCGTACTCAGGCCCCGGCGCATCTCCGAGACGCAAGTATTGTCCGCCGCCGGCGTGGAAGCCCAGCAGGGCCTTCATGACTCGCCCGGCCAGCGCCGAGGCCATGTCGCGCGCTGCCTCGACGTCGCCGGCGCCCTTGGCGCTCTTGGCCGCGACCACGACGAACCACTCCAGGCGCACCTGCTGCACGTGCGGCACGTTCGCGATCGTATCCCCCACCGTCAGCCCGTCGTAGATCACCCACACGGCCGGCGCCCGCTGCCGTAGCTGCGGCACGCGCTCGAGCTCGCGCAGCGGCTCGATCGTGACGGTCTGGCCGTCCTGCTCGTCGATGCGCGCCCGCAGGCGGTCGAGGATGCGCTGCTCGATCTCGGCGTACATGCTCAAGCTCCGGCCTTGGTGGCGGCCTTGGTGAAGTAGGCCTTGAGGGCGCTCACGACCAGCACCGACCACGCGGGCGGCAGCGCTACGGCGGCCTGGCCGCGGCGCAGCGGCAGGAACGGGCGCGCCGGGATGACGGCCTTCTTGGCGAATATCAGCTTGCCACCCGGGCCGGGGAACACCAGCCGCTTGGCCTTCTTCGGGGTGATGGTGGCGCCGAACTGGTGGACCGGTGCGTAGCGCAGGCTGGTGCCCACGGTGACGCCCTGCGCGTCAGGCTGCGAGGTGATGGACCGCTGCAGCCGCCCGGTGTCGCGCAGCGGCTGGCCCTGCCGGATCTTGAGCGCTGCCCACGGCGCCGCCCATGGGTCGACGCCCAGCTTGAAGCCGAGCCGGATGCGGTTCACCAGTACCCGCCCGATCGTCTCGTAGACCGGCCGCATGTCGCTGGTGGCGGCCTGCAGCGCGGCGAGCTTGGCCCGCGCGCCGCCGTCGTCGATCTTGAATGACAGCTTGCCCACGGTTCAGAAGTCCGAGAGCGTGGTCATGGTGAAGACTCGCTCGGCGCTCTCGCCGCCGTAGTTGAATGCGGCGGCCGGAGGCGTGCCGGCCACGCCCGGCGGCAGGTCGATCCTGCGCGCCGCCAGGTCGCGCAGCTGGGCTAGCGCGTCTTCGTAGCGGCGCCGCACCTCCTCGGGCGCCTGATCGCTCCACAGCCGGTAGCGCAGCACGTCGAGAGCCCAGGCCCGCAGCATGTCTGGCACGGCCACCAGCGGCAGCACGTATCGGCCGGCCAGGTAGCCGTCGATCAGGCTGGCGGCGGCCGCCTCCTGGCGTTCGAAGTCGACGCCGCGGGCCAGCAGATCCACCAGCTCGGCGGCGCTGAAGGCCTCCTCGTAGTCCTCGCGCGTGACGTAGATCATCGCCCCTCCTCAGGCCGCCGTCGGGCGGCGCATCACCGGCAGCAGCGCCGCGATCAGCAGGCGATCGCCGCCCACCGTCGCCATGCACCGCACCTCGTACTCCGCGCCCGCCACGCCGCCGCCTATGCGCTGCATCACGCGATTGCCGGCGACCTGCGGCGAGCCGATCAGCATCGCGGCGGCGGACGGATCGGTGCCGATGCGAACGGCGATCGTCACAGCCGGCAGGGATGGCGCGCCGGCGCCGACAGCCTCGTAGTCGAATGCCGCCGTCACCTCCTCGCCCGGATCTTTCGTCGGCCATCTGGTCGTCATGGCATGCCTCGGTCAGTGCGCTGCGAGGTCGATTGTCGCTTCAAAGTCCGCTGGCTGGCGAGCGGCCTCGAAGGCCGCGCGGCCGCGGCGCGCCACGAAGCCGCGCGTCGGCGTGAAGATCGGCCCGAAGGCCGATCCCCACATCCCGGAGGCGGCGGCGGACAGCACCGCGCCGCTGGCGGTAGCGCTGGACGGGCCGAATGCCGCGCCGGGGATGAACGCCGCGGCGGCGGCCAGCGTGACGCTTGGCGCCGCGCCGCCTGCCGTCGCCACGCCGGCCAGCAGGCTCGCCCCCGCGGTGAGTGTGGCCCCGCCGGCGGCAGCGCCAGCGCCGCCAGATGCGGCACCGGCCACGAGCGCGGCCGAAGACTGCACGACGACGCCCGAAGCCGTCGCGTTGCGCTGCCCGGCCGCCGCGCCGGCAATGAAGGCAGCGGCCGCGGAAAGCGTCGCGCCCGAAGCTGTGCCTGCCGCAGCGCCGGACGCCGAGCCCGGCACCAGCGCCACGGCGCACGTGATGGTCGCGCCGGCGGCGCTTGCGTTCTGCTGCCCGGCCGCGGAACCGGCCAGCAGAGCGCCTGCTGCGATCCACGTCGCCCCGCTTGCCGTGCCGCCGCTGGCGCCGGATGCCGAACCGGCGGTCAGGGACGCGGCGCCAGCGACCGTCGCGCCCGCGGCCGTGGCGTTGCGCTGCCCGGAGGCGATGCCGGCCAGCAGCGCCGCGACGGCGGCCAGGGTCACGCCGCCGGCTGTCCCAGCGGTTTGCCCGCTGGCGGCCCCGGCGATCAGCGCGGAGGCGGCGGAGACGGTAGTGCCCGCGGCTGTGCCGCTCGTCTGGCCGGTGGCAGATCCCGCAATTAGCGATGACGCGGCGGAGACGGTGGCGCCAGAAGCCGTGCCGCTCGTCTGCCCAGTTGCCGCTCCGGCGATCAGCGCCGCGGCGGCAGAAACGGTGGCGCCGGGGGCCGAAGCGCCGGCCGCCGACGTGCTGAACGCGTCACTGACGGCGACGTTGCTGTCGCTGGTGCCGGTCGACCAGACGATGGCGACGCGGTAGCTCGTGCCGCCCGCGAGGCCGGTGGCGGCAGAGGGCCAGTCGAAGACACCGCTGGCGGTAGGCGCAGCGGTGCTGCCGGCCCAGGTGGCGGCGACGCTGCCGGAATCCTGCCCGGCCTTGACCTGTGCGGCGCTCGGCGCGGACAGCGCCGAGGGGTAGATGACGGCGTAGAGCCGCGGCCCACCCGCGCCGAGCAGGGTGAGCAGCATGGGTTACTCCAGCGGGCGCAGCGGGGCGTGCGTCACGGTCAGATCACCATCTGCCGCAGCATGACCGTCGACGTGTTGTGCGCCATGTGGACGTAGTAGATCTCGGCCGCGCCGTCCTTGTAGATCACGTCGAACGCCGTGTCGCCGACGATCGCCGCGCCCTGCGGATACAGCATCGTCCCCCACGGGAACAGCTCGGACCGCACGAAGTCGAGCGCGAACCAGCGGCCCGTCGCGTCCCGCTGGATGTAGAGCATCCCGTTGTGGAGCGCGTACTTGCTGCCCGTCGTGAACGTCTCCGAGGAGGGCGAGTACGTCACGGTCTGCCACGTGTTGCCCGCGATGTCGTAGCGGTGCAGCGCGCCCGTGGCCGCGCCTTGCAGCGAGTAGATCCAGCGGCCGTTAATGATCGCGGACTCGTTGTTCCATTCCGTGCCCTCGGCACTGTGGACCCAATGCGCGCTCATGCCCGCGCCCGGAGCCGCCGCGCGCGCCGCACCCGGCGTCAGCGTGGACCACGTGTTCGCCGAGATCGAGTAGCGATACAGCGTGACCGCGTTGTTGCCGAGCAGGTAGAGGAAGTCGTCGTTCCCTTCGATCGCGTACTGCGACGTGGCGTCCGGCGTCGTCGTCCACGTCGCGACGGTCAGCGTGTCGGCCGTGTTCGCGGTGATCGTGCGAATCTGGCCCGCGCCCGTGCCCGCCGTGATGCGCACCTGCGAGTTCACCCACTGCGACGCCGTCCACGTCTTGCCGGTCTGCACCAGCGTCGTCGTCGTGGCGCTCGTCGCCGTGCCGGTCGCAAACGACCGGAACGCGCCGTCCACGATCGAGGGCGTCGCGACCATCTTGGCGTCCGTGCCGAACGAAATCGGCATATTGGCGAGCGTCGTCCAGGTGTTCGTGGCGTAGTCGTACTTGCGGAACGACGCGGCCGCGGTCGAGCCGTTGACGCCGACGTACCACACGGGCGTGAGCAGCCGGTACACGGTGGACGCGGTGAACGCCGACGCCTGCGTCGCGACGGTGATCGTGGCGTTGGTGGTCACGGTGTTGCTCACGATGTCGAGCACCGCGCCTGCGTTCGGCCCCGCAAGGATGTGGACGCGATAGCCGCGCAGGTCGCGCGCGAGCGTCTGGTTCGTGACGATCGTTGAGGTCGTGCCGCCCGTCGCGGTGAGCGACGCCGCCGCCGTCGTGGTGCCGGTGCTCCACGCGCCGGCGACCCCGGACGTGCCCGCGCCAACCGCGGCGGCGAGCGCGGCGGCGGGGAGCGTGACCCATCCGTCCTCGGCCGGGTTGTAGATGTACGATTCGTTTTGCCCGCGGAGGTACATCTGCTGCTGGCGGAAGTGGCGCGACGACGAGATGAACGATCCCACCACGGTCGCGGCAGGCAGCGGCGCGCAGAACTCCCAGCGCTTGAGGTCGAGGATCTTTCGGTTGCCGTTGGTGGTGGGCATGTCAGGTCACCGTGATGTTTGCGCGCAGGCCGTCGGCCTGCAGGTGCAGAAAGGCGGGAACCAGGTCTTGGGCCGCGAAGCCGCCGAACTGCAGAGAGTTGGTGACGTTCCAGACACCAGACTGCGCCGCGTTGACGCCGGGAGTGCCGCTGATCGTGGCGGTGACCTGCAGGTTTGCAGCCGTCGCCTGCCTCGCCTCCATGATCGGCTGGCCCGATGTGTTTGGCAGCGCCATACCGATGGTCCGCGTAAGCGAGCCGACCGCGAAGCGCAGCGCTTCGACGGCCTCGATCAGCTCGCCGTAGCCCGCGTCTACGGGGAGCGGATTGTTCTGGCCGACATCGGCCGCGGTCTTGGCGTCATCCGCGCCTGCGAACGTGAGCAGGCCGACGGCCTGGGCCTGGGCAGTCTCGCCGGAGTACACGACCTCGCGCGTGGCGACCTTGCCTGAGGCTGCTGGTAGGGTAACGTTGTCGGGCATCGCGTCCTCAGAAAGTCACGGTGACGCGCGGCTGCGCGGAGTTGGCGGTGATCGCGAACACGGTGGCGGCGGACAGCGTGGGGATGCCGCCGCCGGCCGCGACGGGGACGAGGAGGCGGCGGGGGGCGAAGAGTTGCCAGGGGTTGGCCGTCAGCCGCGTCATGACGGCGGCAGGCAGTGCCTCCCGCCACGCGGCGACGAGATACACCGAGCCCTGGCCCTGTCGTGTCGTCACGTCGGGTCTGCAACCGATGCCAAGCGTTCCCGCGTGCGCAACGCGCGAGCCAGAGGGCGCGGCGTTGACGGTCAGCGACCGCGCGGCGCCGTTGATGTAGAGAGCCGGCGTGTTTGCCTCGGACGACGCATCGTGGGACAAGCCGACAACCGCAGCCCTCTCAGACGTTGGGACGGCGTACACCCAACTGGCTCGACCGCTGCCGACAAACGTGGCGCCGTAGTCCAACGACACGCCGTCGAAGAACAGGTCGTAACCGTTGGCTCCGTCGAACGTGCTGACGATCCGGCCGAGGCTGCTGCTGCCGCCCCCCCGCAGCTCGGCCACAACCAGCACGGAAAACGCCGCGGCGTCTGGGAACGCGTGCAGCACCTGCCCCGACCCGGAGCCCGTGAACTCAAGGCCGCGCCCGTACAGCCCTGCGATCTCGGAGACGCCGGACGTCGTGTACGTGGACACATCGCGGCCAGACGCGAGGTTCCGGCGCCCGTCCGACGCGCCCACGAACGCAGGGCGCAGCGCGCTGGACACTGGCGCCGCAAACTGCGGCTGCCTCGTCCACTGCTGATACCTCACCCGAGTCGGCATCGTCGTCGCTCAGTAGTACGCCGGGAGGATGTGCATGGCGTGGTTGCCGGCGGTCGCGTTCAGTGCGACGCCGCTGTTGTGCGCCACGAAGAAAGCGACGTCTTTCGGCGGGTAGCCGAACAACGCGGCGACATCCTGCGGGCCGAACGAGTGCGGCACGTTGCTCAGGCTCGCCGCCACCGTCATGCTCGACACCAGCCGCGCACCTGCGAACAGGATGTCGCGGCTGCGGATCGTGAACCCGCCATCAGTGCCCGCGTAGCTCGTCGTGAACAGATCCGGCCAGGTGCTGTCCGCCCTCTGCGCAAACGCCCACACCTCGATCACGCCGGCCGTCGTCGTCGCGCCGACCGTGATTTGGCCGGCGAGCCCGATGATCTCGTCCTTGTTGGTGGCGTTGCTGTAGCTCGTCGAGCAGCGCCCGACCGTCAGGCCGCTGGACGACGCCAGCGAAGCCAGCGTGATCGTGAGCGCCGATGACGCGCGGTAGGTGTTGAGACTCACGCGTTACTCCAGTCGGCCGTCGGTTATGGCCACCCACACGGCGGTCCGGTCCACCGGATCTGGCACCTGCGCCAGCGACGCCAGCGCGTCAGCGTGCTGCGCCTGGAACGTCACGCCGGCCGCGATCTCAACGCCGACAAGCTGCTGCAGCGTGGCGCGCACCATGGCGCTGTCCAGGCGCAGGCGGCCCTGCTCCAGCAACGGCTTGACGTGCCGGTAGGTGAGCTGCGTCTGGATCAGGTCGAGCAGCGCGTTGCCCACGCTGAGGCCTAGCACCTCGAGCACGGTGCCATTGCCCACCTCGCGCGCCACGTAGCGCGTGCGGCCGGCAGACAGCGCGGTCACCAGCGCGTCAACGTCACGCGCGTCGGCCAGCGCCTGCAGCGCCGAGTCGGCGGCGATGGCCGCCTTGATCTGGTCCACGGTCATGCTCACGCCGTCACCTCGCCATGTAGCTCTGCGCGACCGTGATGCGGTGCTCGGGACGCCGAAACCGCGGCCGGCCGGCCATTCGGAGGGCCGTCTCTACAAGCTCGACGCACTGCCAGCGGCGGGGGCGCTCCAAGGGCTCGCGCAACACGAACCCGGCAATCGCGCCGTAGTCGTAGCCGCAGCCGATCTGCTCTCGCGCCCAGGCGATGGCGGCGGCGGGCTCGGGTACATCGACGCGAACGCGCGTGTGCGCGCTGTAGCGGGCCATGAACTCGTCGGCCGGCGTCTCGACCACGCCTGCAAACGCCCGCGCCTCGATGACCGTGCCGTCGTCGGTGAGCAGGCCGCAGTGGCTCCACTGGTCCCACCAGCTCGACGCCCGGATCAGCCAGCCGCCGACGGTGCGGCTGCGGGAGTAGACGACGTAGAGGTGCGCTGCCATGGGCGCAGTCAGCTGCGATCAGCGCGCCATCGCTTCGATCGCGGCGCCGGGCGCGGTCGCATCGCCACTGGCGTCGGACCGCGCGGCCTCTACGCTGGTGCGCTCGCCGGCCGCGAGGCGCGCGTCGATCTTCGCCCGCAGGTAGGCGCGCCGCTCGCGCAGCTTGTCGATCTGGCGGCCCAGGCCCTGCGACACCTGCACCAGCTGCTCGAGGCTCATGTCGGCCAGGTTGACAGAGAAGGTCGTGCTCCCGTCGGCGTTGGTCGTGACTTCGTGCTGCATGCTGTCCTCCGGTCAGGTGTTGGTGATGCGCAGCGTTGAAGCGTTCAGCGTGAACGTGCCGGCGCTAGTCACGACGTCCGAGCCAAAGTCGTTGACCACAATCAGCTCGTCGGCCGCAGCCGCGCCGCCGCGGCTTTTGTAGTACACCGCTTTGCGCGCCGTGATCGTGCTGGCCGGCCACGTCGTCCCGCCCAGGCTGATATCCAGCCGGTCGTTGACCGTGTCCAGCGTCACCGTCACCGTGACCGTGTTCCCGCCTGCGGTGTAGCCCGTGCCCGTGACCTCGTTGGTCACGTCGTCGCGGAAGTCATGGGTGTCCTTGTTCTCGGTGTACGTCGCCGTCGTCAGGAGCACGCGGAAGGTGTCCGTGTCGAAGTCGATCGATCCGCGAGCCCACAGCTCGAGCGCCCGGTTGTAGATCAGCGAAGGCATGCCGTGCTCCTGGTAGAAGAAAGGGGCGCCCGCGCGCCCCCTCCGTGATGGGCCTACTGCGTGCCGTCAGCTATCAGCTGAACGCCAGGCCGCGGATGGCGGCAGGGCGGCCGCACACCATGCGCGGGTGCGTGGCGATCGCCACCTGCATGGCCTTGGTGCCAAGCGCGTCGGTGACGGGCTTGCTGCCCATGTAGTAGGGCTGGCCGAGGCCGCCGGCGCCCACCGACTCCATCGTGTCGTTCGGCGCGAAGGCCTGCCAGAACGTGTCGGGCACGCCCAGCGGGAACGCAACGGCCTTGTTGGCGGTGATGGCCACC